CCCACACACCACGCTCTTACCAAGCCTTCTAGCCCCATTTAAGGCCGTTTGTCCAGGTACTTGGCTAAGAGGGAAAGCGTCACCATGAACGGCTGTCCAGCCTGGTGCCCAATCGAGCCCAAATGGGTGGAATTTAATCTGGAGCTTGTCATATCCCATAAAACGCTCATACTGCATTTCGGGTAGGTTGAGAAATGGTGGGAGTCTTTTTTTAATTGATCGGTAGAGTCTGATTCCATGATTACTCCCAAGTACATCTGTTACCCCTAAGTAACTTAATACTTCTTGTGTTTGTTTTCTATCATCGTTTATATTGCCCACCATCTCGTCAATAGTTCCAGCGTTAAAACCACCTAGCTGTGGTAGATCAATTTCATCACCGATGCAGATAGTTCTATGAGGCCGCCACTTGGCTAAAAAACGGCCTACTGATTTAACGCTTGACTCATTAAAAAATGGTACTTGCAGGTCAGACACAAACGCTATGCGCTTAATCGTCATCCTCATCTGGAGTAGGGATAGAAGGGATAATGCCATCCTCTCCTACGACCCAATCGGGCATAGAAGATGCGTTATCCATGAGAAATAGGGCTATGGATTCTGAAAATCCAGCCTTGCGTGCAGCCTTAAACATCTCGTGCTTGGCAATATAAAACACTTCTAGCTTGGTTAATGGCTCTGGTGATTTACGCACCCTGCGCCTATTAATCTTTTTGCGTTTACGTGTAGTTGCCATATTGTTATTATCGCTTACTTATGATAGTGAAGAGATCATCGACACGCTGTTCTAATCTAGTTAGTTGATCTTTCATACTAGAGCCACCATTAGGTCGTAGTTCGTTTAACCAACCTTTAACGAGAAAACGTAATCCGATTAGCCCGCCTGATAGCACGGCCATAACGCCAGCGCCAAAGCCAGCCCATTCTGCTGGACTCATGCTTCATCTGCACCGACGCCATAAGCTGTATCGGATTTGTCTAAAGCCCTAGCCGCTGGGCCAGCCAAAGCTGCAACTACTACAGACAGTGCTGGATCTAAACCTAATTCATTACTTGCTAAAAATGTTAAAAAAGATACTAATACCCCACGTGCATAGGATTTTAGTATGGCTTTTTGCTTCTTGCTTATCTTCATATTTTGCCCCCTAGTAGTGGTATATCGAACTCTCTGCCGTCTTTGTCGCCTGCTTTAGTAAAGCTACAATGTATATGTGATCGGTGCGGGTTTATGCCCCTGTATTTACGCCATTTCCAATTTAGAATCTTTGAACATATCCGCCCGTTATAGATGACGTATGATATGCGTGTATCCGATTTGGCTGCGATTCTGATTTGGTCAGCCAGATAAGGTGCGAGGCTGTCGGATGACTGTAACCTAGCATTAATATCAATTGCTCGGACGACCCCAGATTTGTCTGGATTATGATCCGATTTTCTGGCGGAGTGACGACTATCGCCCAGCCATCCTTCTGGACTGGCAGTACTGCGATCTGGAAACCACGTATCAATCTGATCTCTTAACTGCACACCAGCTGCACATAACCAGGGTTTCATTAACTTAGTAGTAGCTGTGCTTCTTCGGCTGTTATGCCTAGCTTGTCAAGTAATGCAGATTTAGCCTCAGCCTTAGCAGCCTTGTCAGCTTCTTCTTGAGCCTTTTGTACTGCATATTCGGCAGCCATAGCCTCACGCTCTGCGATCTCTGCCTCGGTTAATGCAATCTCTTGCACCTCACCTGTTGAGCAATCTACTACGATTTTGTTAGTCATTTCATTTCTCCTTATGCGTTAGATATTCCGTATAGATAAGCGGTTGAGTATTGCATAAAATTTGTTGCATCTCTAGAGAAAAAATTTAAACTAGTAATTGCAGATGTACTTGCCATCAATACAGCATTAAGTCCTGCTAATGCCGCGGTAGCATTGTTTTCTGTAACAAAATCAATTGATACAGATTTATTATTAGATGAAGTGTAATTAGGAAAATACAATTCTACATTGCTAAATGTACTAGCGGTTGAGTTATTAGCATTTTGATATGTTAAAGCAGCCTCAGCGCGGGGTGCTTCAGATGTACTGGCAGTAGCAGAACCTGTACCATAAATTACTCTAGCCGAATAAATTGAAGTAGAAAGTCCATTCATTCTAAAATCTAAATTAGTCCAATTATCAGAAACATTATACCGAGATGATATTTTAACTAATAAATCAGTATAATCCGCAGGTATAGATGTAAATTCCATACTTGCCGCACCGCCTGACCCCACTGTTACGGATGAAATTAAAGTATATGTAGTTGCCATTATTCCGCCTTAATTCCGTAAAGGGTGAAAGTTGAGCCAATAGAAAAATTACCGCTTTGAGTTTTAATATCCATTGAAGTTATAGCAGAAGTACTGCGCCATAAACCAACAAAAGCCTCAACTAAATTTGCAGGATTATTGCTTCTTGTTAAAACTGTTTTGAAAGTTGTAGTATTTGAGTAGTTTTGAAATTGAACAATAACATTATTTTGTCCAACATTAGAGCCTGACATATTGCCTACACGATAACCTAAATTTGAACTTGAACCTCTAGAAGATAGGGCAGATGAGCCAGTACCTAAAAGTCTTGTCCAAGAATAGTTGCTTGCAGTATCTGAGTTAACTTGAATATACATATCAATATCATTACTACCTGTTGCAGAATTGGTTATTAAAACTAAATCGGTATAAGTGCCAGTAATAGAAGTAAAGGTAACTGTTGCACTAGCACTACCCAAAGTAGTTGTCGCTATCTTTTCATATGTGGCTGTCATTTAAGCACCTTTAATTCCGTATAGGGCGAATTGGGAATACTGAGCAAAATTAGACATTGATAAATTAATTGAAGTTATAGCGGAAGTTGACTGCCATAAACCACTTCTAAGCGTAGCATTACCGCTCCCATTAATATCACTACCATTTAAACTTCTTATTGTTTTATATTTATTTGTATTTGCGTAATCTAAAATATCTATTATTGCAACACCAAAAACTGAAGCAGTATTACTACCGGCAGTAACATACGCTGGATATAAATAATTAACGGGTGGAGTTCCACCTAAAGTACCTGCTGAAACGCTAGAGCCATCTCCGTTTATTTGATGACCAGCATAATTATTTCCTGTGTCGGAATTTATACGCATTAAAACATCTGCTCTATCATTTACGGCAGTACTTCTTGCAATACCTCTTAATTGTAAATGAGTATAAGTAGCAGGTATTGAAGTAAAATCAATAGTTGCGCTTCCACCTGAGCCGACAGTTACAGTAGCAATAGATTCGTAACTGCTTGTGGAAGCCGCCACACCGCTAGAAAAACTGCCAAGGATTGTATTAAGCAATTCCGCCTACCACATACCAAGCATTAGCAGCTGTTTTAATACAGACCGCAGTTTTGTATTGGGCTAAGGTTGGTGAAGCAGCCACAGCACCAGCACTAAGTACTGTTGTAGTGCCGCTAGTTACTGCGCTAATTGTGCAAAGACCTACACCGATATTAAGTACTGTAATTGCTGTACCTATTGCAAAATTATATGTAGCATCTGTAGGTAACTTAAATGCAATAGCTGTAGCCTTATTCATTTGTACTAATTGTTGGTACTCATCACCACTAGCAGCTGTATAATCAGCGGTCTTAGCAGTCTGTACTTCAAAGGCTGGTAGTCCATTCCACATAGCGGAAGTTACTACATCACCTGTTGCGCCTGGCCATGTTGCCATTTTTTCTCCTTAGTAAGATAATACGTTCTGATCGAGTTTTCCATAATCAGTGCCAATTATGAACCCATCGATCACTGGCTCTAGTGTAGTGAATACCACCCTAAAACTGCCTGGAGTGATAAAGTTTCGTACACCAAATATCTGTAATGTTTTCTCTAATACAGAACCACCTGGCTGGGTGGTCTTGACTGTAATAGGGTCAAAAAACTCTAATTCTAGTGCGGCTATTATACCTGAGTTGTAGTTAGGGGTATAAAGATCAAGCTCTATGGCATCGCATCGAATAGAAGTTTCAGCCCTACTTGCCACATAAGCCTTGGCGTAATCATCGGCTACCGCATCTGTCTGCATAAGTAGGCCATCTAAAAAGTAGCTGTGTAAAAAGTACTTATCGATAGAGGCCTGGTTAGTGGCTACCTGGGCAGTGCCCCCAGCCCTAGTAATAGTAGCCTTATTAAAGATTAGGGTGTCGTTTAAGATCCAAGCTACATTCTTATAGTCAATACCTGAGCCATCATCTGCAAAGACTGTAGGGGTGGCAGCAATAGATCCCACAGTTACTGATCTATCTTGGAATACAAACTCACCATCGGCATCTACATAGAATGCGCCATACTCTGAGTTAGTAACAGTCTGTAATGCAGCTAAGGCTGTGCGAGCTGTGCCAGGATCTGCCTGCATAGTAGTTAGGCCTGCATCAATATCACGCATAGATTGTGGCCAGTCAATTTCATCTAATATCTCATTAATACGAGTACCTGATAGATCGCCAGCGGTAGCACCAGTAACAGTGCTTATCTGGGCATTGTAGGCAAGTCTAAAGGCATCTACAGCCTGAATAGTTGTATAGGTTACATCTTCTGATTCTTTAGGATAAGTAGTTACATAGCTTGTAATAAAGCCTGAGAATATAGGATAGGTAATAGAATTATAGGTAGCAGTAATCTGCACCTTCTTCATAGGTGTTAAGTATGTGTAATACGGACTAGATGTATTCTGTGGATTAAAATCGCCATTTTGATCTATGATGCGAAGAGATAGTGTGCCTGTCTGAAACTCATCGCTTAATGGGTTGCGACCTCTAGCGGTTTCTATCTTGTCTATTTGATTTGATACATCGACAATTACAGCTGCGCTATCTGCTAATACGTTTGTGCCTAAAATACCTGATCCAACGAGAAATGCCTGGGCGAATGACGGGCCAGTACTAAAGTTAATAACTGCATTTATCGTAGGCACAGCCATTATAGACCGCCAGCAATTCCATAAGATACGCCAGACTTCTGGGCTATCTGTAAGCTCTCTGCTATTAATGCTGCGAATCTATCGCCAGTAGCAGCTGTATCTACAGTTATTCTTAAGTCAGCTGATTCACCACGTCTAGCAAAGCTAGGATCGAATATGCTACCACCAGTTAATACCTCGTTTAAATCTGTGTATTTTTGGCCATAGGCTAATGTGTCGGCTGCTTGTTTTGTTTTACCACCCATGCCAGTTAGAGGCACTAAGCCACTTGCAGCACCTTGCATAGCCATCATAGCCATTAATAACTGCATAGCATCCATACCTAGATCTTTATTTTCACCCATTCTAAATTTAGCTGGATCAAATGTGCCTAAACTTTGCGCTGCTTTACTGGCTGCATCTGATAACTTTTGTAATTCCTGAGCTGCTTTTAATTCTGCTGCTGCTTTCTTAGCCAAAGCATCGTCATTTTTTTCAATAGCAATAAGGGCATTAATTTTGGCTTTGGTTTCGTCATCTGTCGCTTCATTTAATGCTTTAGTTAGACCAATTAAAGTAACGTTGAATTGTTCAGCAAGTTTATCTACTTCTGTTTTTTTCTTTAATGTGGCTAACTCTACAGCTTTTAATCTTGCTAATTCTCTGGCTTGTTTAGTTTCTACTCTAAATTGTTGAGCAGTTATGCGGCCAGCACTTCGTTGTTCGTTGGCAGGTAATTCTCTGGCTGGTCTATTTTCCCTACCTAATCTGGCTAATAATCCTAATGTACTAGTTTCATAAAAGGCTCGGCCTACCATTCCTAAACCTGGTATATCGCCAAGTGTTTTTAATAATGTGCCAAATCCAATAGTAGTGTCGCTTGTTTGTTTAGCAAGATCTTCCATCTTTTTGGTGGTTTTTTCGATATTAGTATCTTCACCTAATACTGCAAGCGCACCTAATATACCTTTACCTATTTCTTCTTTTACATTCTCGCTAGCTACTTTTAATAAATCCATCTTGCCAGCATAAGTAGTTAATCTAGCTTGCGCTTGGCCAGAGAACTTTTTATTAAGTTCTTCCATGATTTTATCCATGTCGCCAGTCTTTAATAAGGTTTTACTTAATCCAGCCCCTAACCTACTAAGGCCTGTGGTATTACCAGCGTAAGCACGTGATAAAGCTGTAGTAACAGTTGTTAAAGATTTACCTGTAGCGGCTGATACATCCATAGCTGTATTTAATGCATTTTGACTAATCGTAATTGATCCTGTAACAGTTAGTAATTGCTGAAATGCTGGTCTTAACTGATCATCTAAAACGCCAGTGGCTTTTTGTAAATTTGCTATGTATAACTCTACGGCTGGTGAACTAAATTGAAAACCAGTATTTTTTAATTGTTGCTCTAAAGACTTGGCGGCTTTTTCATCGGCTGCAAATGCGGCAACTGCTCTTTTACTATAATTAAATAAAGCCCTAGCGCTAAAGACACCTAATAAAGTTGTACCTAATTTTTTAACTTGCTTATCAAATACGCTTACATCTTGCTTAGCCTTTTTAAGCGCCTTACCATTCCAGGTTGCCGAGGCTGCTACAAATATATTGGCCACTATGCCACCTTCTTAATTTCAGTTTTACGGGTAAATTCTACAGCTGTTTTATCTATGGCTTTTAATATGGCATCGTATACTTTTATATTATCCTGTGCCCAAGCCTTGTATATTAAACGGCCTTGCATCTTTCGACCAGTTGCCCCACGTGCGCCTGGCACTCGCTTAGGCTTTGTTACTGGCTCTAAAGCACCTATAAATTGCTGGCTAGCAAATGGGTTATTTGAATCATAAAAATCGAGTGCTTGACTCTTAGCAGACTTTCTAACATAAGTGCCGCTACCTTCATGCTTAAATGTAAATGGTGCTCTACCTTGTGGGTTTAATCGGCCTGCGGTTTCGTAAATAGATCCAGCCCTACTTACATTGTAAACATATTGACTTACTTGCCAGCCGTTTTTTGTAGCCACATTTTTACCTGGGTTATATCCAATACCAGCTTTCACTATACTGCCATCATACTTTGGGAATGGTCGTTCGATAGTAGAAGATAATGGCTTAGACCACCCAGATAATACTTGACTATTAGATGGCACAAAGCCTTTAGCTTTTTCTGCTACTGCTCGCATTAATGGATCAATAGCCTTACTAATTTTTATTCTTAAATCTTCATCGATAAAACTGAGCCCATTAAGAACGTCTTTAACGCCTACGACCTCTGCTGGCATTCTTAACCCTTTCGGCTCTATCGGTTATCACTTGAATAATAGCCCGATACATCTCCGAGTCCATATCGATAAACTCGCTAGGCGGTATCCCAGTTTCTACGGATAATGCTGCTATTCCATAGATTATAGAATCCCGCTTTATTATTTTTTTTCTTCGTCTAATACCTCGACAGTTTCTAGGCTGTCTATAAACTCAACTCCAAACACAGGTACTTGTGCACCAGACTTGCGCAAGCACTCCCAAGCTAACCAAAAAATATGGGTTTGCTGTTCATGCTCACGCAAAATCTTGCTAATACCTGCGCCCCACTTCAACTCAAAGCTATATTCAATTCCTGGTGTTATCTTGTGTTCTGTGACTTCACCATTAGCCCTAGTAATTTTAAGCTTTGCCATTGTTACTCCTTAATTAGAACGCCACTGATGGCGATACTGTGATTCCAGAGTTTACAGTAAATGTAA